TCCATGAAAAGTGCTCTCGGTCAGTAATAAATAATAAAAACAGTTTACTAGGAGTACTGAAAAATGTCAGTAGCATATACATATAGAGTAAAGTGGAGTGCTACTGGCATGTCTTATTATGGTATAAGATATGCTAAAGGTTGTAATCCAAGTGAATTATGGGTAACATATTTTACATCGTCAAATTATGTTAGTGCATATAGAAAAGAATATGGTGAACCAGATATAATACAAATTAGAAAGCAATTTAATTGTATTAAAGAAGCTAGATCCTGGGAGCAAAAAGTGATAACAAAACTAAATGCTCATAAAAGAAAAGATTATCTTAATAAAACAAATAATATAGCAATTATTAATACAGAAGAAACAAATAAAAAAACATCTGAAAGAATGAAAATAAGTCGGAAAGGTGTTAAAAATCCAAAATTATCTGAATTGAATAGATTAAAAGTTGGTGATTTAAACCCTTCAAGAAAACCTGAAGTAAGATTTAAATTATCAATTATCAATTCGGGTGAAAATAATGCTATGTATGGTGTTAAAGGTAGTCTTCATCCAAGATATGGTAAAATAGGGGCTTCAACAGGTAAAAAATGGTACCATGACCCTATAAATAATAAAGAGTTTTATTTTTTTGAAAATGAAAAACCAAACAATTATCTTCCAGGAAGATTAAAAAAGAAGAAAGGATAAATCATATGCTTTGGGGACGCAACGACCAGGCGGTAACCGCCAACTCAACTACAACAAAGGAGTCCTCAAACGGGGCTCCTATTGGAACTTATGCTCTAGTGAAAGGCGACCAAGTAGGTCGTACTTCTGGAGCAAATGCTCACTTTGGTAATACTTCACCAATGTCTAGAGCAAACGTCGACGTAAGAATGTTTAATAACGTAACACCTGGCGTATTCATTCCAGGGCAGGCAGTCGGTGTATTTGGTGCCGATGCTACTGAAGTTGCAGTAAGTAATACAAAAGGCATTGCTCATGCTGGTTGGGTTGTGCGTAGAGCAGGTACAGGTTCACTTGCTTCATTCACAATCAATGCTTCAGCTACTGCACTAGGTTATAACAATGCTGATATCATCACGGTAAAGTCACAACAAGCAGGTGGTAATGCTACCGTTACATTCACAACAAATGCAACTGGTGGTTCTCTTGTATTCACCATCACAAATGCTGGTGCAGGTTTTGATGTAGTAACCATTCCTACTTCAAATATCTCCATCACAAATGCAACTGGTGGTACTGCATCAGGTAACACCACTGTAACAAACTTTATTGCCACTGCTGGCGGTAGAGCAGGTCGTGTACACTTTGAAACACTAGTTGCTATGGGTTCACTTGGTGCTCAAACAGCCCCATATGGTACTCCAGCTCTAGTGGCAGATGCATCCGACGATACCATTCTTCCAGACTCATAAGAGTTGATATAATATTATGGCAAATGAATCTAAAAAGATTTCAGAACTTGCGGTAGCAACTACTCTGTCTGCAAATGACAGAGTAGTTGTTCTTGTGAATCCATCTTCAACTGCAAATGTAAAGACTATTACTACAAGCAACTTTGCTAATAGTGTTGCAGCTAAGTTTATTTCAAATACTGTGCCTACTAGCAATACTTCAAATGGTACTCCAGGGCAGATTGCTTATAGTAATACTCATGTTTATATTTGTGTGGCAAATAATACCTGGGGAAGAGCAACACTCACTCTTTCCTGGTAATGATTCATGACCGACTTACCGATGATAACTTTCTGATCTATTGTGCTAAAATCTATGATAATCCTCAGATGGCAACTTCAGAAGAGTTCCTTGAAGATCTAGATAGAATAAAGTATATCAAGAAACTTATCACTCGGTATGTCGAATCACATGAACTAAAAGAACGATTGATATTAAATCATATCATAACTCTACACAATTGCTTTGGTGTTCACTTATCTAAAATATTATACTTGAAGCTTGAAAAACAGTTTCATTGTATAAAACCATTCTTGATCATGCTTAATGCTTTACCTGAAGTGATATATAATGTAGGTAACTACAATAAAGTATACACCGACGAAATACCTATGGACTTAAATATAATCAGAGCGCTAAGGAAGATCAACAATGGCTATTAAAGAAGATATGGCATCAGCTATGCCAGCAAATGCCGCCGGTTCTGGTGGTATTGATGGTATTGGAGTAGGTCCAAAGGGTGAACCTGGTGTTTATCCTAAAAAGAAGAAGTTGAGAGATATCACTCTCACAAAGACACCACTAAAAAGACTTCTACCGAAGTAAAGTGCCATGACTGAAGATCCACGTTTAAATCGCATAGAAGAAGCTATATCGCAACTGTCAAATGTAGCGCATGACGTTGCAAAGATGTTGGCTGTCCATGAGCAACGAATCCAACAACAAGAAAAGATTACTGATACAATCGGCAATCAGTTGGAGAAGAGGAAGGATGAGGTGGACAAGAAGTTCGAGAACGTCTATGAAGCAATAAAGGAAGGTGAT